CCAGACAACCGCCCAGAGCAATTTACCTGGTTCACTGAATTTAGAGTGAGTTGTTTACATGGTAAACAAAATATTTATTTGGAAGGCTAAATAATTATCTTACCTTCACATTATAAAATTAAATTAAAAGTTATGGCTACAAGATCATTGATTGGAATCAAGTTGGAAGACAACATAGTAAAAACAATTTATTGCCACTGGGATGGTTACCCATCCCATACTGGTAAGCTGTTAATTGAAAATTACAGCACGCCCGCTACAATAACTGAGTTGATGGAGCTGGGTGATCTAAGTTCACTAGCTGAGTCACCAGACCAGTGTAAAGCTTATCACCGCGATCGAAAAGAACCGTGGGGTATGGTTGAACCGAGAGATATAAATTATAGTGAATTAGTAGATGTGGGATATGATTATGGAGTGGATTATGTGTACGTGTATAATGAAGAATGTGAGTGGGAGTGCTCCAGACTGGATCATGTGTCTGGGGAATTATCACCATTAGAAATATTGAGCAATTTAGCTCTAAATTAGGTTCATACTTTTAATTTTTAATTGATCGGGCTCGGGTTTCTACCTGGGCCCCATCTAGTTAAATTAGTTATGTATAGTTTTGATAAGGCAAAATTAATTACTTATATTTAAGTATAATAAATAATTAAAATATTATTAAAAAAGTATATATAAAAATAATTAAAAATAATTATAAATATATTTTAAAAGTAAAAATTAATTTATTATATTATAGTATTATTAAAAATTAAAAATTAAAAAAGTATGAAAAAGTTAAGTAGTAGTGAAATGAATGTTTTAAGTAATGAAATTAGTAAAAAAGTAAATGAAATTAAGTATGAAAAAATTAAAAGTAAATTAGAAAAAGATGTTGATTTTAAAAAGTTAGAAAAATTAAATAAAGAAATGAATGAATTAAATAAAAAAGTAAATGAAAAAAGAAATTTAAATAATGAATTAGTTAATAAAGTAAGAAATAAATATAATATTATGAATGTTAGTATTGGTAATGATAATGAAGTTAAAGTAATGTTTAATAATAATGGTTATAATAGTTATTATAATGATATAGTATTATATAATATAGGTAAAGAATTAAATGTGGATGAATTAATAAATAAATTAGTTGAAAAATATAGTAAATAAATAAATTAAAATAATATATTATAATGAAATAGTTTGAAAATATTAATATATTAAAATAAATAAAGGTTGGATGGCAAAATTAAATTATTATCTTGACATTATAAACAAAATAAACAGTTATGAATTACAAAACACAAATGACCCCAGGTACAAATTTCAAAGCAACATTTACTAAAGCAAATGGTGCAGACAGAACAATCATTGGACACGTAAACGAAAGTGGTAAACACAACAGTGGAAAGTCTAATCTAGTAACTGTAGTTGAAAACAAAACTGGTGAGTACAGAGTAGTGAACACTAAAACGATCAAGTCGTTTCAGTTGATCTAGTAGTTAACACATCTAAATAAAGCGTGGGTAGGCATAATTGCCTACCTACCTTTATCGTACACAAAAATTAAAAAGTATGAATATCAATTTAACACATGAAGAATCAGAAGCCCACTTCTACAATGCAATCTGTAATGGTCTGGGTGAATTAAAGTACTATGATCTAGATTTAGATTATGATGCTAAAGAGTATAAAGCCGCTAAGCAGCAATTTAATAATAAACAACCAGATACCCAGGCGTGCTGGGAAGATGTGTTGATGGAGATGCTCCGCAGTGGTAACACATTATGGATCGTGGATGAAAACGACGATGAACGTCATCCTATCACGCTCGATCTAGTTCACGAGCGAGTTCAACAAACACCAGTTAATCACTTAATGAACGCCATTAACGAGAACGACGATGCAACAACAGCTGATTGCATTATACAAACCGTAGTATATGGTGATGTGATTTATGGTTAAATAAACGGGGCGGGGCAAAGCCCCGCTCGTACATTGACGGTATAATAAAAATTAAAACATGAAACTACAACTAACAGAAAAAGCAAATCAACAATTAGAAAAATTAGATTACGAAGTCGATTATCATGAGTGTAGCGAGTATGATCAATTACTTCAAGACGCTATGTTATATGTTGAAGATGGTTATGAAGAGAATGAGTTTGATAATTTAAATGAGTGGTGTATAAGTGTAGGTAGTACTGAGTATGATCAGACATATCTTAATACACATCCTAATGCTGTTAGAGAAAAAATAGATAAGATGTTGAGAGAAAATATTATTACAATAGTAGAATAAATAAACGGGATTAGGCATAACATCAATCGTACATTGACAGTATAATAAAAATTAAAAATTATGAATGTAAATCAATTAAAACCCAACCATTATATATTTGGTAATAAGGGTAATGTATGGAGTAACTCAGCTCATATAGCTCAATCAGGTGAATCAACTACAATGTGTGGTACCCCAATGTTAAGTAATAATTGGGCTAGTATTGAAGGTGTAGATAATATAGGCTGTCCAGAGTGTCTAGCTAAATATAGGGATAATCAGTTAGCTGAATCACTTAAAATAGTTACTATATTAGATAATAATTAAACGAGGCGGGTCACAACCCGCTTCATATATTCACGGTATAAATAAAAATAAAAATTAAACATATGAACAAAACAGGTAAAATAGTATGGACGATAACGATAATATTGATAGTATTAATATTCATTGCCGCTGGTTTAGATGGACCAATTACATTGTAATTGAGCGGAATTAAACACATATATTCACGGTATAAATAAAAACACATGAAACAAATAATTGCACTAGTATTACTATCCACTTGGATGTTATTAATAATAATAATGATGGGTGAGCCCCAGATGAATGACCAGGTAAATGAATCAGTGGGTTCAGGACCACAATGGATTGGATGGGCGTTAGTATCATTTATACTATTTACACCGTTTATAGTAATTAAATTGATGGATGGTAAGACTAAATAGGCAAAACACAACACGTATATTCACGGTATAAAAATAATGAATATGAAACAAAAAATTACAAAACCAACAGTACTAACATTTCAAGTAAACGATCGTGTTCAATTCTATACCTCAATCAATGAACGAGGTATGAGTGGTTGGAAAAGTACTGAATACGGTATTATAACCAAGATGAATAAGGTAACAGCAATGGTTAAAACTAAAACTGATGAATGGAAAATAAATTTAAGTGAACTAACTCACTATGTTGATCCATTTAGTGGTTGGGCTGAATAATAAATGTATATTGACGGTATAAATAATTACACACATGAGCAAATTAACATTTACAGACGGTCAAACATTCGATTTAAGTGGTCCATTACGTTTGGAAGAACGATTTGATGGGTGGTATGTATTAGGTAATAATAGAATGATACCCGTGGCTAGTCAAGACGCAGGTCGTAGATTAATTGATGAAGAAATAGCTAAGGTAATTCAAATAATAAAATTAAATAATAAATTAAACAATTAAAATATGAACGTAAACGAATTAATGAACATGAATGACAGGTATTATGTAGGTAACATAATCGATGTAGATGGAGATGGATGGGTAAGTAAACAAGAAGCACAATCGATATTAGATAAACTAGGTATTACAGATACTGACCCAGATCTAAAAAACATCCCAACATACGGTGATGAGTCGCCGAGTGAATATAAAGATATGCTAGCGCGTGTGGGTGTTAAGATCTAGCGCGCGTACAAAAACCTCGCGCGTCGTACAAAAAAGCTATGGGGATCGGGACGATATCGGTTGATAGCGGGGCGCGCGCGGTTTGATCGCGGATTGCTCCCACGCCAATTGCGGTCCATCGACGGCGCGCACAAAAAAAGGCAAAGCTATGTATATTCTCAACGAAAATACGATCTCTACGCCCCGACAGTATATACGCATATCCACGATTCCAAAATAACCCCTTCACACCCACATTACGCAATCTCAACTCTAACTTTTAACAAACTTTTTACATCGACAAGATATATATGTATTGACATGAAAAAATATACAGGTAATATATTATTAACCAGAGAATCATTTGCATTATACGCGCAACAATTGCGTGAAGAAACCGCTAAGCAACACGGCATGACGCTAGAGCAATGGGATGCCGCAATACTAAATCAAAGTGTTGTAGAGGCAAAATCATCACCGTACGTTCACCCATATGAAACGAATAACACAACAGGAAGCTCAACAATATCGTGAGCTTAATTCACAAACATCATTTAAGTATAATATGCGTGAAGCAATTGCTTATACTCTGACCCCCGATACAAATAATCCAGGCTGGGATGAAATAACATATTATGGTGCCAGCTGGATTGATCCCACACACATTCCCCAACACCCCCATTACATTTATATTCTAGTTAATCCATCTATACCGGGAGTATGTAAGATTGGATATACGACCACAACAGTATATGATCGCGTGCGCCAGATTAATGCGGCAACGGGAGTAGTTGCGCCGTGGTATCCTGTATTTTCATATAAGTGTCCAAACGGCCGTATGCTAGAGCAGGAAATACATGAACATCTTCAATTGCTTGGTATGCGTCTTAATCCAAATCGCGAGGGTTTTGTTATTGATACTAATAGTGCACGTACTATAATTGAAAGTATGGGTAAAAAATACAAAATGGACGATTTAAACGCGTAAGAGTAGTATATACGTATAGGCGTAGGATAAATGGAGGCAACAGCAACTTGAGCAGGCTATCAGAAATTAATATTTATAGATATGGCAAAACATTACAAATTAAAAATGGAAGATAAAGCGGCATTGCTTAATCATCTTCAAGCATTAAATATTAATATTGATAGTTTTGATATAACAGATAATAACTTAGATGATACGTTTGAATTTACTGTTGAGCAACCAGAAATAGTTAATATGATTAATACTGTACTTAAGCGTTCACCTAAAATTAATCAGGTAAAGGAACAGCTAAAAGCAATGATTCGAGAAGAAATAAAAAATATTAGAAATAGAGGATAACAAACGTTATCCTTTCTCTTTGGAAATATAAGAAATTTTACGTAACTTAACTCTATAATTAGAAATTAACGGGAACATAAAGAAGCGTATATTTATATATAAACATATATCACATGAGATACAAAAACAACGTACTAGATAAATTAGTACAACTAGAAACTGCGGTTAGCCGAGTTCATATTCAAGTAAATAGAGGTGGAACACAAGACAGTGTTAATGAGTCTATTGAAACTTTAAAAGAACAAATCGAAGCCGTTCGTGAAATGATTTCTATTGAACCGGATGACTTTGACCAACAATTTAGACCACAATAATTATGGTAATAGCTTTATGGGTAGTAATAATTCATTTGATTGAATTAGCTATCATTGGTGCTTTTTTACTTGTTAGACGTAATAATGCTTTAGAAAAGGCATTTATTGAACAACAACAATATATTGATGCTATTGGTATCATTGCTGCTGATGGTGAAACTCGTTTAAAAGAATTAGATTTGCAAGGTGCATTTCAAGCCGACGATGAAGTAGGTACTTTCTTTACTAATTTAAAGGAAATACAAACTTTAGTTAGCCAATTCAATATTCGTAAAAACTAGTTTGGTTACGTCCCTTTCTTTTCGTATAATGTTATTAAAATAACAGAATGGCATATAATGAAGAAGATTACGACTTAGATATCTTTGCTGAAGATGACGTAATTGCTTTAACTAAAAGAGGGCTACCTCGTAAACGTAAGCCCAAAGAACCTAGAATATATTTTACTCAAGATACTGAAGATGCTATCGTGGAATATCTTATTACCACTGATATAGCTGAACGTAATCGCATTTATAATGATCGTATTAAATATGGTTTTTATAAATTAGCCGAGAATATTATTCATACGTTCAAATTTTATTACACCGATACGGATACAATTGAAGAATTGAAACATGAGGTAATTACTTTTCTTCTTGAAAAATTACATTTATATAAATCTGAGAAGGGTAAGGCATTTTCCTATTTTGGAACAATTGCTAAACGTTATTTAATTGTATATAACGAGAACAATTATAAAAAACTACAAGAAAAGGCTGATGTAGATGAAATTGATGAGGATAAAACTCATTTACATGAATCAATGGATGCTATCGATGAATTACATTCACCAAATTTATTCATTAATCAGTATATTAAGTATATTGATAAGTATATCCACACATTATTTCCAAAACATCATGATGCTCAAACGGCGGATGCTATTATTGAGTTATTTCGTAAGCGTGAAACGCTAGAAATATTTAATAAAAAGGCTCTATACATCTATATACGCGAAATGACAGATGTATCCACTCCTCAGATTACTAAAATTATTAAAAAATTAGATGTTATACGTATTCGGTTATATAATGAATATTATCAACACGGATATATAAAGATTTAATTACTCATATTTATTGATAAACGTATTTTATGGCTAATTTTGACGACGTAACAATATTCGGTAATACATCTTTATCGGATCTATTTAAACAAATACATAAGAACAATAAAGATACTGATAAACAAATTAGTGAATTTATTGAAACATTAAAACCTATGGCAACATCTAACGCGGGTTCCGCGGTAATGTTAATGCCTACTGTTAAAGATTTAATTGATGTTAATGTAAAAAATAACGAACAATTAATTAAGATGGCGGCTATAGCACAACGTGCTGCCTCTATTAACTCTAACTCAGGTACTGATTTAATTGATATGAGTGAAATTGAAGCTTTATTAGCTGAACAAAAAAATGTACAAGAACAAGGACAAAAATTATTACAACAAACTCCTATTGTTGCTTTAAATAATTAATATGAAATATAATATTGGTTCATCAAATTCATATAAGGGATTAGGAAAAAATAATTTTTCTGCTACTCCTTCTTTACAAGTAGGAAGGGTATATGGTGTAGTAACTACTAAAAATACTCCTAGTGAAGCTATGTTTAAAAAAGCAGGAGGATTTAATGGTATAGGATCCATATTCTATCTTGATTATAATTCTGCAAAAAATATTACTGGAACTGGGGATGATTTTTTAGAAATTTGTAATATAGCTAAACCAATGTCTCCTCAATTTCAATATTATCCTGTTTTAGGAGAACTAGTATCATTAATAGAGGCACCATCACCAGATACTCAACGTTCTCTTAATAGTACTTCTAATCAAAAATATTATACTAGTGTTGTTAATTTATGGAATAATAACCAACAAAATTCCCAACCAGCAAATGATTCAGATAATTTAGGAATTACTTTTATAGAAAATGAAAATATAAAATCCTTACTACCTTTTGAAGGTGATTACATAATACAAGGTAGACAAGGATCAGCTTTAAGATTTAGTTCAACTACTAAATTATATAATGATTTAAACGAATGGAGTAGTACAGGAAATGAAGATAGTCCTATTACACTAATAACAAATGGACTTAAGTTTGATCCTAAAAAAAGTTATTATGTTGAACAAATAAATCAAGACGCTTCATCTATCTATTTAACATCAGATCAACAAATACCACTACAAACCGATAAAAGAGGAATTTTAAACCAACGTACTCGACCAATAGATGTACGTGATTACTTTAATTCTCAAATTATTATGAATAGTGATAGAGTAGTATTAAATTCTAAACGTGATGAGGTAATGATTTTTGCAAAAACAAATGTTGAAATAAATACTAGAAATATTATTAATTTAAATGCTGATGAACGAGTTCATCTTAATAGTAACACCATTTTTTTAGGTACTGTAGCTGGCCAATTACCAACTGAACCTTTAGTATTGGGTGATAAATTAAATACTTTATTAGAAAATTTACTTGATAGTTTATATAATTTTGGTACTTCACTTTCAACTGTAGTTGGTAGTCCTGAAGGAGCACCTGCTCTAGATATTATTTCGGCTGCTGGGAGTTTATTGAATGATATAGATAGAATTAATAATAATCTAGAAGGAATTTTATCACAACGAAACTTTACATCTTAATGGCAAATAATTTAAATATAGGATCTATAGTTTCTCCTGATGTTCTTAAAGTAATATCATCTTCTACTGTTATTAAAACTTTTGGTGATCAATTAGTTAATAAAGCTAAAGATAAAATTATATCGGTATCATTAGGTAAAATACAAACTTTAAAAGATCAAATACAAGAAATAATTATCTTACAAGCTAAAGTAAAATTTAATAATGGTATTGAAATAAAGCGTTTAGATATATTATTAAAAGAAAAACAAATAACTCAAGAAATATATGATTTAGCTATTAAAAATGAAAACGAAGCTTATGAAAAAAAATTAGCTAGTTTAGATGCATTAGATTTAAAACTTAACGAAGATTTAGCAAAAATAATTGCTGATCCCTTAGCTAAAATAAAATTTTTTAAAAATAAAAGAGAAGTAAAAAAAGCAGAAAGAATAGCAAGAAATAAAGCTGAAAGAGCTAAAGCAAAAAAAGATTTAGCTAAAAAAGTTCTTAAAAATGCTATTAAAACTTTAGCTCCTGTAATTGCATTACAATTAACAAACCAATTTGCTATTATTTTATCTCAAAGAGCAAAACTAGAAGAATTAGTAGACCAAGTAAATACTTATATAGAACAAGCCAACACCCCAGAAACTATAGTCATTGCTACTAATTTAAGAAATAATGCTATTACTTTAATTAATAATAGTATTAAAAAATTAGATAAATTAAAGAAAAATCTTGAAAATATAACTAAAATTTTAGCTGTAATAATAGCTATAATTATTATTATTGAAGCTATTCTTCTTTTACCTTTTTTACTACCTATAAAAATAAACCTCCAACCCAAACTTCAAAAAATATTAAAATTAGCAGCTTCATTAAGTGTAATATTAGCTATAGCTAACACAATATTAGAAAATGAGATATCTAAATTAAATGATTTAATTGAAAGATTAAAAGCAATTAATGCATTACTAGATGATCAAGCAAATTTAAATTTAAATGAACAACAACTTGCTGATTTATCTAATACATTTCTTCCTATAGGATTAATGATAATGAATTTGAAGAATATAAAGGATTTAAATTTAAAATTAAAGAAGAACAAAATATAGCGTTTGTTGTTAAAGGAAATAAACGTCGTTATGCAGTAGCAATTGATCGTGATGGTGTTGAAGTAATAAAAAGTGAATTATCATTTACTTTAGATCCACAAGACTTAATAGATCAATTAAAATTAGTTATCGATCAACGAAATTTACAAGGATAAAATATTTATAATTATGAACATCAAAGTATTTAAAAGATTAATTAAAGAAGCAGTAGTCGATGCAATGCATGAAGAACTACCTGAAATTTTAAATGAAGTAATGGCCCGCCAGAATAAAAAAGCTATAACTGAAGGAAAAGTAATGAATTTTACTAGTGCTAACGTACCAACTAACCCACTATCCAACGGTGTGCGTAGTCAATTAGCATCTCAAATGGGTGAAGCCTTTGGTTTTCAACAACCTATCACTAAATTAGCAGTGATCGACGCGGTTGATGAAAATACAGGTGAAAAAATAAATCCATTTGCTGCTTTTATTGCAGATTCTGCTAATAATATGACTGCTCAAGATAGATCAGGATTAAGACAATTAGATTAATATGCCAATACCTCAAACGATAAGAGTAAATCCACTTGATTTACAAAAAAATATTGCTATTGGGGTGTCATTACCTTTTAATGGTCCCGGTGTATTTAAAAGTACTTATACTACTAAAGATCAAATTAAATCTAATTTAGTTAATTTATTATTAACAGATACAGGTGAAAGGATAATGAATCCAAATTTTGGAACTAATTTAAAAAGATTTTTATTTGAAGGTATTACTGATAATAATTTAGAAACTTTAAAAGATAATATATTAAATAGTATATTAAGCTATATTTCTGAAATTACTGTTACTAATATTATTTTAGTTCCTAATACTGATAATAATTTAGTAGATTTAACTATTGAATATTATCTAAATATATCACAAACCCCAGACCAAGTAACAGTACAATTTACATAATAATGAATGAAGATAAAAATATATCCTATTTAAATAAAGATTTTACCTCCTTTAAAACAGCATTACAACAGTATGCTAAAACATATTTTCCAGCAACATATAATGATTTTTCAGAGGCAACACCAGGAAATTTATTTATTGAAATGTCTTCTTATGTAGGAGACGTTATGTCATTTTATCTTGATACTCAAGTACAAGAAAATTTCTTATTATATGCTAAAGAAAAAGAAAATTTATATGCACAAGCATATATGATGGGATATCGTCCTAAAGCATCTTATGCTTCTTCTACTACAGTTGATATATATCAATTAATACCTAGTACTTCAGGAGTACCTGATTATAATACTTATGGCTTATTAATACCAGCTAATACTCAATTAACTTCAAATTCAACAGGTACTAAATTTATTACTACACAGCAAGTAGATTTTACTGATACAGGTAGTACTGAAATTACTTTTTTAGATTATAATTACTATTTATTTAAAAAATCAGTACCTGCTATATCTGCTGAAATAAAATCAACAACTATAACGATTCCTGCTAATCAAAAGTTTGCAGTATCTAATATTTCTGATACTAACATATTACAACTTTTAAATGTTACTTCAAGTGATGGTAATCAATTTTATGAAGTACCTTATTTAGCTCAATCTTCTATATTTCAAAAAGGAATTAATTCTACCTCTGGTAGTGATGGTGTTCCTTATTTATTACAATTACAAAGAACACCTAGACGATTTGTATCTAGATTCTTATCAGATAATACATTACAATTAGAATTTGGAGCAGGAGTATCAAATAAAACTGATTCTCAAATAATACCAACAGCAAATAATATCCAATCAGGATTTGTGCCTGGTATATCTTCAATTACAAACAATTATAATGAAGCTGCTGTATATTTTTCTCAAGAATATGGTTTAGCTCCTTCAGGTGATTTACAAGTAAAATATTTAGTAGGAGGTGGAATAACATCAAATATACCTGCTAACGATTTAACTATAATAGATACATCAGGTATTAGCTTTAAAAATACCCCAGGACCTTTATCTAGTTCTGTATTATCAAGTGTAGTATCTTCTAATCCAGATCCATCTACAGGTGGTAGAAATGGAGATACAACTGAAGAAGTAAGACAAAATGCTTTATATTCCTTTTCTACTCAATTAAGAACAGTAACTAAAGAAGATTATATTATAAGATCTTTATCAATGCCTGCTGATTATGGTACTATATCTAAAGCTTATATTACACAAGACTTTAATAAAAATCCTCAAGAAACAGTAGCTTATAGTTTGCCTAATAACCCATTAGCTTTAGATTTATATGTATTATCTTATGATAGTAATAAAAAATTAAATACTGCATCAACAACATTAAAAAATAATTTAGTAACTTATCTTAACCAATATAGAATGGTTACTGATGCTATTAATATTAGAGACGCTTATTATATTAATATTGGTATTAATTTTGATATTAATGTATCTAGTGGATATTCAAATAAAGATGTATTAACAAATTGTATAGCTTCTTTACAAGACCATTTTAATATAGATAAATGGCAAATAAATCAACCTATTATTTTATCTGATATTCAATCTAAACTTTTACAAGTTAAGGGTGTACAATCAGTAATTAAAGTAGAAGTTGTAAATAAACAAGGAGGAACATATTCTCAATACGGATATGATATTGCTGGTGCTACAAGAAAAGGTAATATATACCCATCATTAGATCCTGCCATATTTGAAGTTAGATACCCTAACACAGATATTCAGGGTAGAGTAGTAGTAAGTTAAAAATTAAAAACAACAATATGAATTTAGACAAATTAAAAGGACACATCCCAGACAGTGTAATAGCTCAAATCCCAGGAGTAATGGAAAAATTTGAAATTAATTCTCCACTACGTTTAGCTCATTTTTTAGCTCAATGTGGTCACGAATCAGGCGGATTTAAATTAGTACAAGAAAATTTAAATTATGGAGCTAAAGGTTTAATGGGTATATTTAAAAAATATTTCCCTGATGAAGCAACTGCTTTAGCATACGAACGTAAGCCTGAAAAAATTGCTAATGTAGTTTACGCTAGCAGAATGGGTAATGGTGATAAAACATCTGGTGATGGTTATAAATTTAGAGGACGTGGTTTTATTCAATTAACAGGTAAAGATAATTATGTTGCTTTTGGTAAATCAATTAGTGAAGATTTATCTGCTACTCCTGATTTAGTTGCAACAAAATATGCATTATTATCAGCTGCTTGGTTTTTTAATAAAAATGGTTTACACAAATTAGCGGATGGTGGCGCAACTGATGCCGTTGTTACGTCTATTACTAAACGTGTTAATGGTGGCACGATAGGTTTACCGGATCGTATCAAACACTTTAAAGAATATCACGCATTATTAGCGTAAAATAGTTTGGTATTTAACATATTTATATGTAGTAATTACTAACTATGGCAATCTATAAAATATTTCCTGAAAAAAGCGCTACTATATATTCATTCTATCCTGTATTAAATACTGGATTGGATGAAATATTAGAACTTAGCACTTATTATTCCATTGATGGCACTGATGAAGTATCCCGTACCTTGATTAAATTTCCTACTAATCAAATAAGTGATATAATCACTAATAAAGTGGGTACCAGCAGTTTTGATGCATACTTAAAGTTATATTTAGCTAACGCTTCATCCATACCCTTAAACTATACTATATTTGCCCACCCAGTAGCTGCTGATTGGAATCAAGGTACAGGTAGATTAGGTAATTCACCTGCTACAACAGATGGAGTAAGTTGGGGATTTACAAATAAATCAGGAAGTAATAGTTGGATACAAGGTAATTTTCCCCCTGGTGTGACAGGATCTTATAGTACAAATGTGGGTGGTGGTACTTGGTGGACTGCTTCTAGTTATTCCTCATCACAATCATTTACAAATTCTACTTCTAAAGATATTGAATTAAGAGTATCTGGTTCTGTAAAAGCTTGGTATAGTGGTTCAATAACTAATTATGGCTTTATTTTAAAACATTCCTCATCTATAGAATTTACAACACAATCTAAATTCGAAACAAAATATTTTTCAAATAATACTCATACAATATATCCTCCATGTCTAGAAATTAGATGGAGTGATTTTGTATATAATACAGGTTCGTTATCCGTTATTTCTAATGATTTATTTATTCCTTCATTAGGAAATAATAAAGGTGAGTTTCAACAAGACTCAGTTCAACGATTCAGAATAAATGTGCGAGATAAATTCCCAGCTAGAGCTTTTCAAACTAGCTCTGCTTATTTAAATAATAAAGTATTACCTACTTCTTCATATTGGTCAATAAAAGATTTGGATACCGAAGAAATTGTCGTAGATTACGATATAACATACACTAAAATTAGTTGCGATACTAGTGGTAGTTATTTTGATGTATATATGAATGGACTAGAACCAGAACGCTACTATAAATTATTATTTAAAACTGCGTTATCTAGTGGTGAAACAGTTATATCAGATAATAATTATTACTTTAAAGTTATAAGATAATGTCACAAATATCAGTACAAAAAACTGTATTTAATAAGGATACTTATGGTAGAGTGATTGATACTCAATTTCGTCAACTAATAAATCAAGATGTTGTTGATGAAACTCCTTCTTTTACTATAGATGACTTCTTTCAATTGTATGAGGAATTATTTTATCAAATTCCAAAAGAAGGAGATACAAATTCTCATCAATATATTTTACAAAAGGAAGCAGATTATTTAGGTATTAGTATTAGTCAAGATGATGTAC